TTCTTCGGCATCCACACCTCTTACAAATATTACCAGATCCAGAATTAATATTGCATTGACAATATTTAGGTTCCATCCATCCAAATAAGAAACTGGATAAGCTGTCTAAAGCAGCAAAACATTTGTAAAAAAATCTATCTATCATTATTCCATTATTAATTTTTTAATTGAGTATGAGCCATCTATATTTTTTTCAAGCTCAGCCTTTGTCTTTACACAAGAATAAATAATATTATCATTCTTAACTTCTCTCATAGCTAGCCTCTTGCCTTTCAAGCAGCTGCTTAAATCAGTTTGTATTCTTGCCTCCTTGATCTCATTGTTGACCAGGAGAAGTAAAGCTATTACCATCTGCTCCATCAATGGCTCCCGTTAGCTCTTACTTTATCTTTAAGATTTTCTAATTGTTCTTTAATTTTTTCTATATCTTTCATAGCATAAGTTATGTTGACATTGTTATTTCTCATAAGTTCCATCTCTCCCTGGATACTTTCTACTTGAGATGCTATGTGTTCTAGCAGCATAAATTGTTCTTGATCCGTTGGGAGCTGCTCTGATTTTTTTAATAGATCTGCCTGATGGAGTTCTCTTGAAGTCTCTAAGCTAGTTAGCCTGGCTGTCAATTCTGTGTAGCCAATTATTCCTAAACCAACGGCAACGCATAACGCAATTAAATTCCTTAATGGAAGAGAAATATTAGTGTTGTCATTTATCTTCATTACATACCACCTCGGTTCTTAGCTTTCCAAGATCTTTTTTTTGATTTATTCATACTAGAAAATTTGGGTCTTCTGCCTATGCTAGTCTTCTTTGGGATCCTCTCATGTGGCAGCTTATTAACATCAAACTTTATACGAGCCATTATTTTTTCTTTCGATCAAGTACAGACTTTGTAATTCTAGTTCCGAAACTCGCAGAAAATACGATGATTACCAAGTACCATACGCTGTCTGGCAGCTCATTGATTATAGAAACCCACTCTCTAAAGTTTTCTCTGGTCCCAGGAAACCAACCCGTAGTCAGCATTCCAATTAGCCAGAGCATTAAGATCTCATCTTTGTATGATTGATCCTGGCTTTTAATTCTAGTTATATCTACATCTTTAGCTGCCTCTATTTCAGCAGCTCTAATTACTTTTTGTTTTTCAGCCTTGTGTTTAAAATGATCTGTTGCTTTATTAATAACCATTTTAGTTAATGGATTATTAAATAATTTTAATAAGTGTATCATGCTGCGCAGCTCCTCATAATGCCAGCTAGCTCCTCGCATCTTTTAGTAGTTTGTTTATGCCAGGCACTATCAATCATCTCATCCGCAGCCTTATTGTAGTCTGCAGCTCTAATACCCTCCCACATTTTTTTGAATTTACTTACTCTAGGCTTACCAAGTTGAAAGCACATCTCGCAAATCAATCCTCTAATTGTGGTAAATTGTTCGTTAGGATCTATGTCTGATAGCAGCTCATCTGCTGAGCTTAGAGCAATTTCGAAATCTTTATCAAACACCACATCAAGCTCTTCCTTAGAATATTCCACACCCTCAACAAAGTTATCGGTAGGTAAAACCAGATGACCATAACCAATTGTAGCAAAACCCAGGCTATCGGAATAGATAGAACGCCTAAACCCCTCGTGCTGTTTAATTCTTTCTTTAATGTTTTCCATATAATTCTATGACTTCTTTGGATCAAAGTTAAGTATCTTAACACCTAACCTCTTTTGTTCAGCTGTTCTCCCTCGTGCAATCTTCCAACCATTACTACGAAAGTTTTGTGTCTTAACATCATAAGTATTGATCTCCATTGTTTTAGTATTGTAAGTTAAAATATCTATGGGACCATTCCCGCCTACTGGTACAAAGACTATAAGATCTGGATCTTTAGCAAACTTAGATGCAGCTAACAGCTCATTAGACAAACCTATTGAGTTTGTTTTTCTATTTCTGAAAGTAGTAGAAGATCGAGCCAATAATTCCCCCAAGTAGTATTATTATTGCTGCTGCTCCTTTACCCCGATCCATATTAGTTTTTAATTCTTTGATGTCTTTACGCATTTCATCAATAGCTTTAAATAAAGTTTTCATTCTTTCTGCGCAAACTTTTTCATGGTAAGAAATTCTTATACCATTTGCTTGCTCAACAGATGCTTTAGTAATTTTTTTTTTAGATTTCATTTACTGGCTCACAAGAAAACCTAACAAATATTTGATGTTTATTAGTATCTTCTTTTCCTATTTCTGTTTGTTTATTTTTAGCCTCTTCATAACCAGCCTGGAGGCAGTCATAATAGTTAGTGTAAGTTGTTGGCATTTGATGTGGAGCTAAACATTCTCCGTGCATAGCAGTACACATAATCATAATGAGTACCACTTTCATAATTAATTAAATATTGGTGTTATCTTTTTTCTAGGCATTAAGTTATAATACCCATTGTTTATTAAAATCGTCCCAACGGTATATTTTTATAACACCATCAACAATAGTACCACTATCATTAGGAACTGCTACAGGAGAAACATATTCTCCTAATTCACTATCGTAAGTCCAACTTTCAAATGGTTTTGGGGGTACAAATTGGTCTAAAGATAAATTATACTTATATCCTTTACCTGCAAAGTTTTTTCTAATACTACCAGTATATGATGTTTGTTTCCATTGAGTATTACTTCCATAAATTGATTGTAAATACGCAATACCAGAATTTTCATCTGTAGCAATGTCATCACTAACAACTACAACATTTTCTACTATGTTGCCTATTCCTAATTTTGCAAAATGTTTCATATTTTTATCCTATGCTGTGTATGTTCCTGTTCCTGTAAATTTAACAACAGTGTATAAACCAGTATTTGTAATTGTTGGAGAACCTGTGACTGTGCCTGTATAATCTGATGTTAATATTTTAAAAATTACAACACCCGAACCACCGTTTGCTCCATCATTATTTGATGAATAACGACCTGCACCGCCACCACCACCAGTGTTAGCAGTTCCAGCTACGGATTGTCTGTTTGGAGAACCATCTAATCCTCCATCTCCTCCACCACCTTGACCACCAAGACCGCCTGTGACTGTGACGCTTTCGTGACAACCACCTCCGCCACCACCAGCGTAATAAACTGCTGAGCCTGTTATTGATGAAGATAAACCTACACCACCATTACCAGCGGCAGTTCCAGGATGTACTCCGCTTTGTCCAACAGCTCCAGCTCCACCACCGCCTCCAGGTGCGTGTTGACCCGATGCTGCGTGTGCAGAACCTCCGTCATTACCTTGTCCAGAAGTACCAGCTCCACCAGTTAAAGTTCCACCAGTTCGAGCCGCAGCTCCACCTCCAGAACCACCAGCTGCTCCAGCAGATACAGAATTACTAAAATAAGAACCACCCAATCCACCACCTGTTGATGTAATTGTTGTTATACCTGAACCTGCTAATGAGGAATCTCCACCGTTTGAACCTGTACTACCACTTGTTGTTCCAGTTGATTTTGTTCCGCCTCCGCCTACTGTAGCAGTATAAGTTGTTGATGGGGTTAAAATTACATTACCAGTTTTCATTCCACCAGCTCCGCCTCCACCACCAATACCTCCGCCTCCGCCTCCACCACCTGCAACAACTAAATAATCTATAGTTATAGGCGAAACATTTACAGTAATAGAAAATACTCTATCTGCGTTAGCATTTGTTGTTGATGCTCTTAAAGTAAAGTTTGAAGTAGTAGCATTTGAAACATCTGTTGGGTCGCCTGATATAGCACCTGTAGAACTATTTAAAGACATACCTGCGGGTAATGAACCTGATTGTACTGAATAAGTAATTGTATCGCTGTCTGCGTCTGTTGCTGAAACTGTAAAATGAGTTCCAGTAGCGTTATCATTAACAGAACCTAAAGAACCTGCTGAGGTTGACCAAACAACATCAGTATCCACATTAATTTGATTAACAAGTATTGATGCTAAACCAGAAATATTTATAACTTTTACACCATAAGGTTCTTGTGCATTTAAGAAAGATGCTTTAGGTGCAACTGCTGTAATTTGAGTTTCACTATTTACTGTTGCACTTGTTGCATTAAAATCTGTTCCTGCGTTTCCAATAAAACTTACAGTAGCACCAGAATTGAAACCTGTACCAGTAATAACTATTGTTTGGTTTCCCCCTGCATTGCTATCTACTTCAGAAATATCAATACTTAAAACTGATGGTGGTGCATCAATACTTTTAAAAGATGTGCCAGTATAATATTCAGCTAATCCAGTTGTAGTGTTAAATCTAATTTGACCAGTTGTAGAACCACGCTGAGCTGTAGTACCAGACGCAACTTTAGTTCCCTCTGTACCCGTGTCAGTTATGTTCTCAAATTTAAAGTCAGCGATGTCCCTAGCTTTAGTCATAAGACTAAACCTCCTATATTAGTTTTTAAAATTATTTTATGTAAGTACGATTGTATTCGCCTCATCTTCAGTTAATGCTTCTCCTGCAATTAACTTTGCTTTAGCACTAGCTTTTAAAGCATCATGTGCAGTTTTTGCTTCTGCTTTTTCAGCTTCTTCTGTTATAAAATTAGCACTATCACTTTCAGCTTGTGCTAATTCTGCTGCTGTTGTTTCAACTAATTCATTATTTATTAATTTCATATTATTCTCCTATTATTTTTTCAATCCATATAAACTAAAATTACCACCAGCAATCGCAGTAGCACTACTAGCTGTTGGTAAAAATGTTATTCCAGTTAATGCAGTTGTTGCTTGATACACACCATTAATATTAATAGGTGTAAAAGTATACGGACCGTCACTTCCTGTACTTGTATGTTTCCAAGCAGTCGAACTACAATTAAATATTTTTACATGAGATGTAGATTGAGGATTTGCAAAAGTAATTTCAGTATTCATTGCATCATTCGCAGATAAATTCCAATCATGCAATTTTATTTTATCATCACCTTCAGATAATGTTGAGGCATCAGGTGTAGAGTTATCATCCCATCTTCTATATTTGTACGCAAAAGTATAAATATAATTACTTGATTGAACACCACCAGAAGTATTAACTCTCATCATTACTCTACCTCTTTGTGTTCCAGTTAGTTCAGTTATTGCATTATTTATTCTTACCAAGTAAGAAGCATATATACTGTCATCAAAGCCAGTTAATGTGACTGAAGATACATTTGATGAAACTGTTGTTGATTGTATTTTTACAAAGTCAGAAGATACTGTTCCCCAAGAT